ACCATTTAATATACTTTGTATAACGCTTTCCTGTTTTTTTGCTAACATTACTATAATCTTATATTATAATTCATTTTTATATAAGATCATCACTGAATAATACCATACAACAGCATATAATACTAAAAAATGTAATATAGCACACAATGAGATTATATTATACCAAACAAGATTATTATTTATACTAAACAACACTATACAACACAATATGATACCATATATTACTATATTATATTTTGTAATATTATATACCATACATCAGTCATTTAAATATAAAAATAAATCTTTATATACTATACAATCTATGTAATTTAGTTGAAAGCGTCATTTCTATATAATGCCTATTATCATTATCATATGCTTGCATATTATGTTTATCTAATATACATTGTATTTTTCCAACAACTTTATTCCATATATAAGTTTGTAATTCTTTATAATTTTTTTCTTTACCCGAAAATCCACTATAATAATCATAATCTTCTTTATATTTCAAAAAATAAATAAAATAACCATAATCACGTTCTATTTCATCAAATAATGCCCATATTAAAGGTGTTCTGATATTCTTACAATGAAATATATATGTGTATTTAGTTTGCATTATATATTTATTAACGTATCTATCAATTTAAGTGTGCTATCGTTTATTACAGTTTGCATAGAATTGCATATTAATTCTGTTGATTTTCTTATATCTATTTCATTCTCTCCATAAGTATAACTAATACTATTATATGTTTTTGCTGACAACCATTTTTTAAGATATTCTACAGAACATCCAAACATTGCACACGTCTTATCTTTACCAAATATTTCATACAATGATACAATCTTATTCTTTGTTTTATTAAATATTTTCTGTTGATGTATCCATTTACGAATTTTTTTAACATCCAAACTAGTAATATTATTGTTAGGTTTATTCCAGTTCTTCAATGCTTTTATTTTACTATCTACCGTTTTTAAATTATCAAAATTAGTATTCAAAATCATTACACATATTTCATCTTTTGACATAGATTTTAACCATTTAAACGTATCTTTATAAATTATTTCGTTCAGCGACATTATGTTTTTATTTTATTATGTTATCATTTTTATTTCTATTTTTTTACGTTTTTTTAAATAACCAATTATTTGTAATAAAGAATCACACAAGTCATCTGCTTTACTTTTATATTCTTTAAATATGCTTTCTAAACGCTCATTGTCTTTTATCATTAAACTACATATTTCTATTGATTTTTTCTTATTATTCCTATATTGCTCTGCTTTACTACAAGTTTTATCCATCTCATAACCTTCCAATTTTATTGAAGCATTTACTTGAACTATATCAATAACATAATTATCGTAATGTTTTAAATTAAAAAAATAACCATATATTAACATTTGTATGGTTTTCATAACACCTTTAGACGGTTGATTTTCTAATAAAACTAGATCTATTTTTTCATCGTTAATTTCTTTAATATAACCTATTAATTCATCCATTCTTATGTAGATCATTTGCGATAATTCCGCAATACTAATAGATTTTTTCATTTTTTCAAATAATCTTATTACCTTCCATACAATAAGTTTATTATCTAATAAAACCGAACATCCTAAATTAATAATACCAATATCAAATGAAACTACTAACATTTTATATATTACTTACTTATTTATTCTTTATAGTGCTTTTCCATCCAATCTACCATTAGTTTAAAACCGTGTATTAATGCGTAATCTACCGTTTTTGTATCAATATTAATATAAATCCCTTCTTCATTTGTCGTAGTTGTTATTAAAGAATCGTGATTATTAATTACCAACGTATTATCATTAATATGACTTGAAGTTGATATATAATTTTGTTTTCTATAATATATATATAATAAATTATTAAAATATTCGAAATTAGTTAGTTTATGACCTTTTGCATATTGCTTCACTGATGTATCAAACTTATGTATTATTGATAATATTTGATTCTTAGGAATATCTGAAAAATATTCTAATATTGTATTATTCGTTATACAACCATCACAATACAAATAACCATCTATTTCTACAGGCGGTGATACTATAGGAACTGATGAAGAAGCTTTGATAGCATCTATAACTAGAACATTTGGTGTATTATCTGTATTAAATAATGTAAGTTCTCCTGTGCTTACACATAATGCTAATATATGTAGGTTTTTTCCGTATTTTTTAGATATATCAGCAAATGTTAGACCTTTAAATTCACTTAATCCTTCTTCCATTATATCAAAATATATTGATACATCTTGAATACCTTTTTCATATATTATATTAAGTAATTTATCATACGGTATAAGTTTAAGATCTTCTATTTCTACTAATTTATAAAATAATTTTTCTATTCTTGTGATATCAATATTTAAAATAATAAAATAAGCAGTTATTGCACCAAACGATACACCTCCTATATCTTTTATTTTATCAAAATAATGTGGATAGGCGTAAATATATCTTATAATTCCTAAGTTATATAAACCCCATAAATGACTTCCTGATATAAATAAATGTGTTAAATCTGTCATTATTATTTAAATATAATGTTAAACATTCGTTGATCCAAACCCTCCTGTATTTCTTTTAGATTCCAATACTTCTTCTATTTTCATTTCAATAAATTTTGGAAATACTTGCTTTCTTACTATCAATTGACAACACTTAAATGGATATTCAATATCTATAGCATCATCACATACTTTTGTTAATCCTATATACAAATTACCCTTATAACTACAATCTATTATACCTATACTATTACTTAACATATATCCGGATTTCACTATTGATGATCTAGGAACTATTTCAACATAATATCCTACCGGAATATTTAAACAAATACCAGTATCATACAATGTAGTTTTAGAATTAATTTTTTTATGAATATTTAAAATACTAATATCATAACCTACATCACTAAAATTAGCTTTCGTTGGAATTATAGCATCTTTGTTAATTTTAATGAAATTAATTACAGGTTGATTACAATTTATAATTTTATTAAAATTACTATCATCATATAAATGCTCAGTAGATTCTGCATACAATTTACCCATTAAATCAATATAATTAACTTTTGAAATTATAATATTATTATCTTTCATTGTATAAGGCACTGTGATCATCTTAAGAAAATCTTCATTGGTATAAGGAATCTCTAAATTAATATTATTAATATCTAAAACACCAACTGCATCTATAATACCTAAAATAACATCAGCATTATACGTAAATTCTTTATATATTTCATAGTTTTTATAAGGAATTGTAGGGGATACTAAGTTCCATCCTGTTAAATAATATGACTTTTCCATTTTTATAATTGTTATTGTCCTAGGAGTTTATATCATTTTTATAATATTGCAAATATTTAAATAAATATGCAAAATAAAAAATATAATATATAAACGCACCTTATAGATTACTTAAATTAATTTCATATTTTTTTACTGATATGTGGTTTTAGGGAAGAATTAATTACACTTTGATGCATTCGTGGCTATGGCAGTTTGGAGGATTACAAAAAACACCAATTTATAATAATAATAAATCACCTATAATATGCAATTTATATATTTTACAGAAAAAAAGAAAAGTGTATTAAAAAATATAATAATAGTATTTTAAAAGTTAGTTAATATATTTTAAAATAATTGCAATAATTATCATAAAATTTAGTAATAATGCTCTATATTCATACCATTTACCATCTATAAAATATAATACAGTAGGAATGAATAAAGCAAATATAACTAAACTATTTACAATTTTATGTGGAGTACATTTAAGACAATTAAAATACTTTTTATTATATAAAAATACATATAACAAAACAATTGTATAAAACAAAATCCATAAAGATTTATCAATAAATCTATCTTTCATTTCAATTTCATTATTTATAAATTGAAAATTAGGTGTTGTAATTGTAACTAAAATAACTAATATATTTATAATCATAGGATTACCGATAAATATTAAACCAACCATATTTAACATCACTAAATACATTGCATATTTATTAAAATAATATTTATCTATCAAATGTAATTTAGTAGTAAATAAAATTAACCCACCTGCACAAACTAATAACATTTTTATTGTAGTTAAAATACCATATAAACCATAAGCTATACTTACACATATACTAACAAATAAAATAATAGTAGTTATAATTCCAATAAGATCAAGTGTAGAATATCGTAATCCTACAGTCATTTAATATATAAAAACATTTCTTTATATATTAAATAAATGGAAAAACAAATAATAGAATTATTTACACCACTAAAGGTTAAGATAAACGAAATACCTAAAGATTTTAAGAATATTATTATCAATAATGACAAATATACATATGATAAATATGTAGATAATGAAATGCTAAACAAAATAGTATTTGAATTAATGAATATCTTAGATGATATTTTAAATAAAATTAAAGATCTAAATATATCTTTTACAACTACAAAAGATAATGTAGAAACTTATTTATATTACAATAATAAAAAAACACCAATTTATAATGATTATTTTGTTAAAACCTCATCATTATACTTAGAATATAAAAATAAATGGTTTGGTATTAAAAGTGATTTTAGTGCTGATATTGATGTAATTCGTGCTCAAGATATAAGATTTTTATTTTTTAAATCTATTTTATCAGCATCTGTATAATAATACGAAATACTAATCATTATGTAAGGTGACATTAAATCATTTTAAATATATAAAATCATTTTTATACCATCCCAAACAACTAAAATAAACTAAAAATAAATATTTATAATAACACTTATCAATACTATAAATTGAATAATCAAATCCTACATATACACTCCATATTAAAAAATAAAATAAATTATCTAATATATCAAGATCATTTATAATTACTATATTATTTTTTAAATATACCACCGAATACATAAATGGTATAATATGTAAAATTATATTAATAATACCAAAAGAACCTAAAGATACCCCACATCTTTTAGGTATTTTATATATCAACTTCGGATCTAATAAAAACATTGAATGAAACATAAAACATATAGTTATATTATTTATAATTACTTGTTTATTATAACAATCTAACCACATTGAAATAATATTCCAAATTGTAAATTGTTTAAAAAATACATTCTTAAATAAATATATATTACTAGTAATATCTAATCCAAAACCAATTATTATAGTTTTATTTATTAATAAAAATAAAGAGTAATTCATTTTCTAATATTACTACTAATAAATATATACTTATATGCTTGATAAAAATCTCATAGAATCTGTCATTTTTTGTATTATTTTATTTATTATTTTATATTTTAGTATTACTTATTACAATAATCGCAATCATACTTATGTAAAAGCAGATGATGGTAATGAATATCGTGTTCAAATTACTGAAGATAATAAAGAATCCGCTAACCTATTATCAGATGCTATTACTAGAGTTAAAACCTTACTTGATCATTTAAAAAAATCAGAATCACAAGATATACGCACTAAAACATTACTATCTCGTTTCAATCCTAATAATATAACCGAAAATGATCCACAAGAAATGAAATCAGGTGTTACAAGCTATACTGTTAATAAAGGCGAAAAAATCGTAGTTTGTTTAAGACAACGAAATAATAATTTCGTTGAAATTAATACCCTAATGTATGTTATTATCCACGAATTAGCACATATTTGCGATCTAACATCACAACAACACGATGAAAAGTTTTGGAATAATTTCGAATGGCTCTTAGAACACGCAGTTAATATTGGTATTTATAATTATGTTGATTATAGCAAAGACCAAGAACCATACTGTGGTATGAATATTACTTCTAATGTTTTGGATGACAAATAAAAAATGATGCGTATAAAAAATTAATGACAATCAATAATAATGAGTACAACAACATTTCAAATTGTTGATTGGTATATACCCAAATATGCGGATCAAATTAATACAACTGATGTAGAGAAAAAACCTTATAATTACGATATTCATATTTATGGTGTAAAATCTGATAATAAAACCGTTTTTTGTTGTATTAAAGATTTTAAACCATTCTTTTATGTAAGAGCTCCTATAAGTTTTAAAGAAAAAAACAAAGCTTTTAATTTTATTGAAACTTATCTATTCAATAAACTACAAAACAAAGCTTACACCTATTACAAAAAGAAATACAATGTTGAGGATAAAATATGTTGTCATAAAATTAATGCAAGACAATGTATACATTGTGGTTATGAAACAGAAGATGCATTATATACAAAAGAATATGATAACTTAGACTATAAATGTGTTAAATTAACCGACTTTTGGGGTTATTCTAAAGAACCTAGATGTTTTCTTAAAATTACTACATCCAATATAGGACTATTTAGAAAAATGCAATCTATATTCAATTCCTTTAATCGTGATACATCTTCCAAAGATGTGTGGAAAGAAAAACCAGCTAAAGATATTTGGAAATTATATGAAACCAATATTGATCCTTTTCTTAGATTTATTCACGAAAAAGAAATTAAACCATCTGGTTGGGTTACTATCAATAATGGCGAAGAAATTGCAGATACTAATTGCGATTATTCTTACATTATTACAACAGAAGATATTAAACCGGAACCGATCAATACTATTGCACCCCTACTAATTGCTTCGTTTGATATTGAATGCACGAGTAGTTCAGGTGATTTTCCTATGGCTATTAAAACCTATAAAAGACTCGCACAAGATCTCTGTGAAAATGCAGAATATATTTGTTCAAATGATATCAGTATTATGTCAATCATTAGTAATGTTATGAAAGATGATTTTCAAATTAATAAGACAAATTGTATTCATAAAATTAATATGAAAAACGAACCAAGCCCTAAACAACTTGATGGTATCAAAAGTAGATGCGGAGCTATTAAAACTATTCTACAAAAAATATCTAATGCTAAACTTACACAAAAAGAAATTCAATGGGAAGAAGATAATATCAAAAATATTCTAGCAAAAGAACTACCAAAATTAGAAGGTGATCCTATTATTCAAATTGGAACTACCTTTCATCGTTATGGAACTGACGAAATTATTTATAAACATTTAGTTAATCTAGGTTCTTGTGATAAAATTGAAGGCGTTGATGTTGTCCCTTGTAAAACTGAAGATAAACTACTTAAAAAATGGAAAGAAATGATGCTAATTATGAAACCTGATATTATAACTGGTTACAATATTATGGGTTTTGATTTTAAATATATTTACGATAGATGTTCAGAACTTTCTATTAACGAAATATTTACATCAGAATTCGGTAAATCTGGTAAAATTGATGCTAATTTTAGAAGTAAAACTCTAACTTCTTCCGCATTAGGTGAAGTAAATACATATTTCTATGAATTTGAAGGTATCTTAGTTATTGATATGTTTGTTTATGTAAAAGCACCAACAATCCTAACATTAGATAATTATAAACTTGATAATGTAGCCGAACATATATTAGGAGAAAAGAAAGTTGATCTTAAACCTAACGAAATATTCTCAAAGTTCTTAGGAACATCTAAAGATCGTGCTGATATTGGTATATATTGTATTCAAGATTGCATTCTCGTAAATAGATTATTTCATAAAATGAAAGTTTTAGAAAATAATACTGGTATGAGTAATGTATGCCTTGTTCCATTATCGTATATCTTTCATAGA